CACTGAGTCTCCGTTACGTCCCTGTGCAGCAAGTTCTGCTGCCAAATCTGCCATTGGCGCTTGGGCTGCTGTTGCAGTTTTCTCGGCCAAAGCTTTCGCTATATTCGCTTCTTCTGGGGATTCAGCGGTTTCAGCCGCCATCATGAATTCGTCTATAGCTGCGCTGGCAAGTTGTGCATCCTGATTGGGTGCGATAGCCGCCGGCATGGCGTCTACCTCTCCACCTGCCTGCATACCCATCGGAGACATAGGATCATCGCCCATGAGGTTTTGGATTCTCTGTTGAAGCATCTGGTTCATGATATGGTCACCGTCACTGCACCTACCGCGCTCGTAATTGTTTGGCCTGTCGGATACGTCTGATGGCTATACAGGTCGCGGAACTGAGTGCCATCGAAAGCTTGATGAATCCCGTTTGTAGTATTAAAGATAATCGCCCCTGTAGCAAACTGAAGTTCGCTGATTTCAGTCGCATTGAAGTGCGGTGAAATGTTGATATCGACCGCTGAGAGGTTCAATTCCAACACCCGAATCATGCGATTGAACACATCCGACGATACTGTTTCGCCCTGTGCGAGCGGCAGTCTCGTTTGTAATATGCTGCTCACCCACGTCGCCCACTGGGTTGGATATCAATGCGCGTCGAGCCTAGTCTCCACTTGTACCCGAGCTGGTTGTCTGCTGTGTTGTCATCATCTGACTCAAACCTGAACACGACTTGTCGCGCGCGGCTACGCACGTTACTGAACGTACTCGTTGGCGTGACCTGAGTGGTCGAGTCTGTTGTGAGAGATTGACCGGGGAAGTCTCTTCGTTTCAAGACGATGTTCATGGCAGGGGTGTTGGTGGCACCAGTATCCTGCACAAATTTCATGTCTGGGATGATCTGTTTTACAAAGCTGAACGCCTCTCCTGAGCTTATGTCCAGATCGCCCGACTCGATGAACACACCAGACATTGCTGAGTCGTTGTCGTTGTAGCCTTGCTCGTGCTCGAAAACGCAGTTCGAGCTGGACGTTTTCGCAGTCGCTAACGGTTGGTCCTCAATGCCTGCGTCTAACCATGCGTATCTGATCAAACTGCCAATCGACCAGTGGTTCTCCTCGTAATTGTAAATGACGTAACGACTTACCTCGCCTGTATCGTCCTCAATACTTGGATAGAAAAACCAGACCTCGCCATATTCTGAGTTCACACCCATGTGGCACTTGAACGCTTGACCAAGGTCGAGATCGTTGAAGACATACTCTTGCACTTGGCACGGCAGCTTTTGCACTGATCCGTTATAAAAATAGAATCCAGTTTTGCTAGCGAAATAGACGCCATTCGGCGCGTTCGCCGCGGCCTTTGGCCCAATCAACCCAGCGCCTTCGTTGACGAGATTGATGGCAAACGTGAGCGGCGGACCTATGAAGTTCATCGAATAGAGGGATGTATCAGTCCAAATCAGAATCTCTTGTCTGCTCTTGATGCCGCCAACGATGAACGACCCGCTACTCAACCTCACAGAGCCGGCGCTATTGGTGGCAGTCGGCAAGAAATCTAGCTCGTTTTCTGAGTCACTGAACGCGACCAACATAGGATCAACCGTGCCGGTACGAGACCCGCTCGAGAGGGGATCAGAGCCTAAAACGATCAAGTGCCTATCGGTTTCAGACGTGATGACCTGCAGCCCAACAGTCGGGACGCCAGTCGCGCCGGTGATACCAGACAACTCCACCGCTCTTGTGCTCGTGCCGCTGTTTTCTAACCATCGATAAATACCAGCCCCGCGCACGTTGATGATTAGGTTTTCACCGAAATTGTCATGTGTCCAAAGGCGGAGTTGGTTGACGGCGCTGATCGCTGATGCAGAACCAAATCCTCCTGCACCCCAAGTGCCTAAACCCCAACCTGCAGACGAGACGTAAGTATCCAAGCCGACGTTTATCTGATAGGTGCCAACGACGCTGCTGCCGCCGTTACCGCTGTCGCTTGCATTTGCTGTGACGGTTGTACCGCTCGTATCTTTTGCTGTGATCGTGTAAGCGTTGGCGTTGGTGACCAAATCGATTTGATATTCTTGGTTGAGCACATCGGCGGTTACGTTCCCGCCCAAAGACACTGCCCCACTGAAAGTAACAAAATCTCCGCTGACTGCTCCATGGCTGGTGTCGGCGACTGTAATCGTGCTGCTGCCGTTTGTGGCACTGAAGGTTACGTCACCTGCGCTAGTGGTAGACCGAATCGGAGTAACATCGTTATACGAGAAACCCTCTTCGATGTAATATTTGAAGGTCGTGCCAACGCCCAAAAAACGAGTGCCACCAAGCGAGATCCACGAGTGCAAAGCACGGCCAGTGCCAAGATAACTGTTTGATCCGAGCTTGAGCCAGCCGCCTACTTTTTCAACACGACCTTTGCGGAACCGAACAAGGTTTGCGTCTACCCAGCCGCCTTTCGCGCTGTAGTCGGTGGATTCCTTGTTGACTCCGGGCTGAAACTCGAGGGTTTGCAGCGCCACAGGTTATCAAGCCAGTCGGATGATTGCGCCGGTAGCAGTCGGACTTGGGAAGACGACCGTAAAATCACCTGCCGTACTAGTCTTGTCTCCACCAAAATCTATCACCGCACAAGCCTTATCGGACTGCGTGTCGTTATAGATCATGCATCCGCGCGCCGTAACAGTTGCGTTAGAGAACGTCAAGTCGGAGAAGTCACACACGGCTGTGGTCCCACTCGTAGTCGGGGTGACTGACGTGAGTGCTGAGCCACCAGATGTGTAGTTGGTTCCGCTTGATTGACCTGTTGTTGTAAACGCAGTCGTACTTGCACCCAAGGTTGCCGAACTTGTATAAAGCGCCAACTTGAAAGAGTTGCCAGAAGTCGCCGTAAAATTGTGAGTACCGACTAAAAGCTCCTGTTTGAAGCTAGTCGGGATCGCGCTGGTAATGGCCATGGTTAAAGCTCCCTGATTATTTTCGCCATCTCTTCATGACCTTGACTCGCTAAAACACCTTGCAGCGTGACTCGATCTGAGGCTATGGCACTCTTCATCCCGAGCAATATTAGAGTATAAACTTGGTTTCTGAAAGCCTCGGCCTGCTGTCGAATATGCGGGTCTGCCTCTGCAGATATGCCTACAATTTTCTTGGTTGTCTCAGTCGCCCAGAACTCTACGTCATGACCACGATTATCGGTCGTTGAGACCATGACTTGGCCTAGCTGAAAACCTATCTGCTCGTCCATCATCCTTTATACGGCTCCGGTGCGCGAGGCACTTCAACAGTTTCTAAGTTATGTTTTTTGACCATCGAAGCGAGTTCTGATCGGTCGCAAATGACCCACTCACCTTGTGGATCAGGCATGGCTATTTTTGGATTTGAAAGTCGGTGATACCCGTACAAACGCTCCTCTAACCCCACGTTCTGGTCGAGCAGTGAGGATCGAGGGCTTACGCCGACCGTGATTTGGCTGGATATGCACTTGCAGATCCAGAACTCCAAACACGCCCTGCCTGCTTCGGCAAAATGCAGATTGTGCTTGTAGCTGAAGTCCATGCCGAATAGGTCTATGTGTCCGACCTCATTCCAAAGCGCGAAAGCGAGCGCATACGCTGTTGTGTTGTTCATATAAGCGCAGCGTTGATCTTTTATGACCTCTTCCAACGGATACTCGACCAGCGCAGGCACACGCTCATCCAATTCACAGGTATAAATCGGCTTTGTGTAGTTTGGTAACACACGGCGCATGACTTCGGTTTGATTACCGGCGTCCTCTGTGTCCAGAAACCGGCTTACGGGGTCGAGCATGAACACGCGGTCCAGCTCAAACACAGAAAGAGCAGAGTTTATGCCCCAAACCTCGTCCCACTGCTTGCTGTTTTCGACACCAATAACGTAATCAATCTGAGACGCTCCCAGACCGATGATCGCTATTTTTTTGTCTTTCAGTTCTGCAATTTTTTCCATCAAGTCACACCAGTACGCAAAAGATCATATCGGTACTCGTCTCTTGTGCCTCGGCCCTCGCTCAGATTCTTCATCCGAGCTATGCCTTCTTTGAAACGAGCCTCGAAGTTACCAATCACGTCAGGTGCTTCTTTTAGGAAAATCGCTGCTTCGACAAGGGTGCCGTATAGCAACGGATCGGGGTGCTCTGTGCTCAACAAAGTTGTGCCTGAGTCTGCCCCTGCAGTCAGCGAAGTCGGTTTCGCAAGATAATGCAATTCCACGGTATACCCGCTGTCGGGGATTGGACTCAACTCAAAAGCTGAGTCGTCAAACTGCGAATAATATTTGGGAAACGCGGTTGTCGTAGTCGTAGGGCTGTACTGCTTGATGAATGAGGGATGCTTAAAATCGAGATAGTGATACTTGTTGTTACTATCAATAACAGCCAGAGAGAACGGCGCAAAAAAATCAGTCGGCGTTGCCAAAAACCGATTGTTATTGCTAACCGTGCCTTGCACGTTTCGTCGCTGCTCTGGTAGCTGGACCATTTTAAAAATGCGGTCCTCAGATTCAGTGATGAACGTGTTCAGATTGTTATTGAACGTAGTCTCGTTGACCTGCAGATAATCCTGCACAGTCGATTTCAGCGTCGCTAAAGTGAAGCTCATGACGTGGTTACCTCCACAGTTCCAACACTAGCAGTGATTGCAAATGTTTGCAAAGTTGTGCCTAATTTACCATCACCTACATTTGTGTAGACGGCGAAAACAGTGCCGTCCTCGCCGTCGCTTGAAGGGTCCGGTCGGGCCTCTTTCAACGCTTGCGGATCGATGGGCGTTGGTTTTTTCATCAACTGTGGATGCTTCGGCGACCATTGATCAGGACCGACCAACAAACCGTTCCACGTCTTTTTCATGTCCTTCAGGCGATACCGAAATCCCGTGATATCACAGATGCCGTAGGCGCGCTTGTTACTCGCAAAAGCCATTGTTAGGCAATGTTGTAGTTGCGGAGATCAGGCGCAACCCTGAAGCTGGCTCGCTCTTCGTCTTGTGACAGCGCACGAGTGAACTCCTCTTCATACAAGGTCTTCAACATCTGCACCTTTTCAGGTGCTCGCTTCAGCGCCATATAATAAGCCAAGCCTGCGGCCAAGCACGGGTAAAAACGAAACGGAACCTCTAGGGTGTTTGCGCCCACGTCTGCGTCATCCATGCGGCTGAGCACATTGAGGTGTAAAACATAAGCACTGTTTTTGTCAGGCGCTGGCCAAACCGTCGCTGTCGGTGAAAGCTTTTTCTGTATCAAAAACTGATTCGGCTTGCCGGTAGTGCTTTTGGTTGAAAGATGAGCGTATTCAGCTCGCGACATACGGCTCAGCGGGATATCGGTCACCTGACCGCCAAGGGTCTCTCTGACAAATACGTCGAGCACGTCAATCGTCGCTGTAGGGTTAGTCGAGTCGATTGTGTATTCAGTCGTGTCCTTGACCATCGTGATGGTCTTTTGGTTGACGGTCCACTGATTGAGTCCACGGTTTGCCCATTCTGCAAGCATCAGGTTCAGGGAGCGCGTGGCGCTCTTCAGGTCGTAACCAGTGCGAAGCTCCAAGCCACAACGCTCAAACGCCTCTTCAACGTAGTCGGCTACATCTAGCTCGAAATCTTTACTACCGCTTACCGCCACTTTTTGTCTCCGCGTATAAGTTGTCGAACACTTGATTCACGTCGAGAGTGTAATCCAAATCGGACTTGCTGTAATGGATGTGCTGTGAAGGTCGGAAATCAGGAGCACCTTCGCCCGTCTCAAACCAAGCTGGATGTGTCACTCGAACTCTGTTATTTGGAAGTGCCACGATATTGCCAGTCCAAGGGCCAGCGTCCAACAATTCCAAAACGTGACTTTGTTTGTGTTGGGCGGGATCGTCAGCTATTTCATTCTCAGCGTAATCAACGGTGAAGAGATATTTGGCAGGATAGAACTCCCCGTTGATTTTGGCCAACCAAGGACACGGGGTAGCTCGGTCCAATACATACACCGCGTGATTATGGCTCGAGCAGTCCCACGGCTGACAAGCCCAAACAGGCATCGGCTCTGGCCATTCATCTAGCGGAGTATCACCAACTAGCGCAGTGATAGGCATCCTTGCCCACATCGCACCGCCCAAGACGTTAGGCTCGTTGTCATCATCGTAGGTTTCAGCGCCAGTGAAGATAACTTGGAAGCTCAAACACCGCGTCGGCATCGTCGTGACGGCGATAACCATGGCGTGAACAAACTCGCCATGGTATTTCTCGTGATTGTGCGTGTACTCCTTTCTCACCCACGCCTTGAAATGTGGGATGTTACTTTGGAGGTACGCCATCCCTATCGACCGTACAATCCGCTATTTTTGCTAGACGGCTTTCTCATTCCACCCTTGGCTGCACCTTTGGCCTTCATCGCCCCGCCTTTTGCGTAGCCCTTAGTCTTCATTGCACCGCCTTTGGCCATGCCTTTAGTCTTCATTGCACCGCCTTTCGCCATGCCTTTAGATTTCATCGCACCGCCTTTTTTCATGCCCTTGGTTTTCATCGCGCCTCCGCGCATCATACCCTTGGCCTTCATAGCTCCGCCTTTCTTCATGCCCTTTGTTTTCATACCTTTCGGTTTTCTTCCTGCCATTTTCTGCTCCTTTTTAAGATCGTGGTACTCGTGTTTGTTTTTGTTTGGATGGCATGATCGCACCGCAACCACGCGCTTGTATAGAGATAGCTCCGCCCTGAGCAGCGAAGGTTTTGACGTTCGTAGGCTTGCCGCCTACGCCTTGTTTCTTGGACCGCTTGCGAGTCACTGCCGACTTGATTTCCGCTTTTGACATCCTCGCGGCAGTAGCTGCTGGCACACACTTAGGGTATTTTCTTTTGCGGTCTTTTTCTAACTTAGATCTTCCACATTTCTCAAAGCCACCGCCTTTTTTTGGCGAGCCAATGTCTACCCAGTTGCCTTTACTGCCCTTGCCGAACCACTCAGTTAATCCGCCCTTTGTCTTAGCCACGCGGAACTCTCGTTTTCTTTTGTTTGCTGGGCAGCACTCGACCAAAACCTCGAGCTTGAATCATCACTGATCCCCCGCCGCTCATTTTCTTAGCCATGCTTTTGGCGATAGCCGTGCCACGCGCGCGCTCGTATTTGCTCAAACGACCGTCTTTGTTCAAGTCGCTTTTCTCAGGGTTTAGGGTTACTTGACCGCCCGTAGCGCCCTTGTACTTTCCGCCCATGCGCTTGTACTCCTGCACCATCCAACCATTTGCATAAGCGGACGGATATACATCGAACTTTGCTTTAGCTTTGGCCTTTGCTTTCCGATACAGCGAAGGGTTTGCGACATTGTCGGGTATGCTGTCTTTTTTCGCCATTACCGTAATCCTCCGATTCCCATACCTGCGTTATTTACAGTCGGCGGCGCGGCCATCCCAACTTGTTGTTGCACAGGTGGTTTTTTCTTTTTGGGGGCGAACTGCGCAGCAAACTCGTCTGCGGTTTGGCGTTTATACCGTTGGTCTCCTTGGAAACCAAA